CAAGTCCAATCAGGAAAGAAATCTACTGCATCGCTATCTGTAAAAGTAAAAGTACCATTACTTGAGCCAGAGCTATATAGTAAAGTTCCAAAATGTTTATTAGGAAAATTTATTGTTGGGTCGGGTAAGTTTGCTGAACAAAGTTTCTCAAATCCTGTGGGCGGGTCATTAGCAAAAGGCCGTTGACCAAAGTTAATTGTATAATCTGCTCCGCCATAACTAGAGCCATCAGTAAAACCAATGTAATAATCTACTCTACTATCAAAAGTAAATGAAATTGCTCCTTGTGATACACCATTTTTGTAGAAAGTAACTTCACTATTATCAACATCAATAGCCATTGCAATAACATCATTCGTACCAAAACTAGCACCATAACTTGTCTCTGAATTATTTAATCGTTTATCTCCATTGTTGTAGTAACTTAGATTGTTGTCAGTATAACCAGTGCCTTGAAAACCAAGATAATTTGTTGCAACTATGAAAGGAGAATACCATGATCCATTTCCTCTCATAGTAGTTTCCATGTACCATTTACCAGTTTTTGGAATAACAAAGGTTGCCCAAAGTTGTGCAGATCCTGTGGGTGTACTAATATCTAGATTTCCATTAGCCAAAGTCCCCAAAACTGTGTCTACAGAACTAGCGGTTGGAAAGTTATTGGTTGGAGTATCTGTTACAGAATCATTACCAGTACCAGCAGCTACAGAGAAATTATTAGGTGTATAGTTGTTGCCGTTACCAGAAGAATCTTTACCAAGTGTTGTTGCAGTTGTTCCAGAATTGTCTGAAAAATTCAAGTAAAAACCATTTGTTCCATAACTTCCTGTATATTTTTTAGGATTCCATTGACCTGTTAATACATTTGTTTCTCCAAAATATGAGGGATCGTATTGAAATCCATCAATAAGATAATATTCAGACAAATATCCATCTAAACCACGACCACTTCCTGTATAACCAAGAACGTGAATATTTCCACTTGTATAACCACCCGAAACTGTCGAATTTACAAATAATTCATAATTTTGAGAAGGATAAGTTGTTGTTGCAAGACTTGTTTCTTGAACACCATTTACATAAAATTTAATTCTATTTGATGATGTTGATTGTGTGGTATCAACAGCAAGAACTATGTGATACCAAGCTGATGGATCTCTAAATGTTCTATTTGTGGTTATTGCGTATTTAACACTTTGATTTTCTTCGCCTTCAAAAGTAAGTTGGTCACTTGTATTAAATCTAAAAGAATCTGTATCATCGTGATTTGCACCTACGGAAGTACCAGCATAAAATAAAGCTCCATTAACCCCTGTGTTTGATCTTTTAACCCATAATGATATTGTAAAAGTACGTCTGTTTCCAGCACTACTAGGTTGTTTTGAAAAGTAACTATTATTAGCTCTATCATATCTTATACTACGTTTTATTTCGTATGCCTTCTTCCCTGCTATGAAGAAAGGATTAGGACTGCCAAGACTGCTCATTAGCTAAAGTTTCCAATAAACTGTGCAGCTATATTTGTATTAGTTCGTGCTATCCAAGCAATAACATCCACCTGATTAGCACCTGTTGATAATGTAGGTGCTGTGCCATCACTAAAATCCCAGTACGATCCAAATGATGCGGTTCTACTTCCTGTTCCATCTTGAGACACAAACAGCACTCCCGACTGGCCTGCTGAGATATTTGAAGGATTAGCAAAGGTAACATTACCAGTAAGTGTTGTAGAAAAATTATTACCAGTTCTAAAATCTAATGTAATTGTAGATGCGTAGGAGACAGCAGTTATTTCTCCAATAGTTCCTTTTGTGGTTACTCTTCCGTTACCAGAACCACCACCATTATCAAATACAAGCGTGTTTAGGGTGCTTGTTTCGTGTGCAACATTAGTGACTTTTAGTGTACTCATGGTTTTGGATACTTGTCTTTAATAGCTTTGATTGTAGCTTTCCAGCCATCAATACCATTATGGTATATGTCATCTAATTGTGAAATTAAATCTGGATATTCTGCTCTTCTTTTAGATTTGTAACTATCATTCTCTAAATCCCAAGCATCTTGTAATGCTTTCAGTCCAGTTGTGCAATCTGATTCAGATGGTTTAGAACCACCATCATATACAACTAAATTTGCATAGATTTTATTAGTGGGGTCACTCCAACCAAACCATTGTCCTGTTCTAACTCTAACAAGATAATCTTCTATATGATTTGGCTTTCCTGTTTCTAAATCCATATTATGTATCTCCTAATTTAATAAATTTAAAATACACTTGACCCCAAGCAACTCCGCCATTGCTATTATCTTCAACATCAGTCTCAAACTTAATTTTATGTGTTGATGTATTAGTGCAATCAAAAATTGCGGTAGCAGTAGCACCATTATATCTATAGTCAGCACTGTAATTATCATAAAATCCAGTCTCAGAAAAACCTATAGTGTTATCAGTGCTTGAAAAGTTATTATCTGTTGTTGATGCTATTTTAATATATTGGTATCTACTTTGATGACCAGCATTTACTCTTGATGATCTTGCTTCAAATATAATTAACCAAAATCCAGTTGCAGGGAAAGTCCATATACCACTTGATACTGACATTCCACTTCCTAAATAACCGCCACCGCTTGTAAATCTTGCTAAATTATTTTGTATTGGATCAACAGTCCCATTAAAACCTGATGTTACATACCATGTATCTATTTGGTCAATTCCAACAGCACCAGTAGCAAATTCAAGTTCGGCATTTGTTGAACTATGATTAGCACTTGCTACTTTTAAGACTTGACCAGCAGATCCAGTTGTAGAAGGTAATTTTAAAGTTACATCACTACTAGGATTAGCTGCTGGACTATTTAAAATAGTTCCGTTACCACCGCTATGTTTTAGCTTAATACTTGCCATAATTAACTAGGTTCAGTAGGAAAGGTAACAGATGACATATCTAAATTACCATTTGAATCAAGTTTAGGCGATGCACTAGCTGGTAAATCACGCAAACTTTGACGATACGTTTTCCATGCTGTAGATAAAGTCAAATCGGAACTAGCTCTCCAATCACAAGCTGTTAACAGTCTATCTCTTTCTTGTCTTAATAATCTCATTCCTTCAGCATTAGTTAATCTAGTTACTTCAGCATTTATTTCAGATTCAGTTGGTTTTGTGTCGGAACTTATCCAGTTTAAGTCTGCATAATCAAAACCTCCCCAACTCCATGCGCTAGTTGGCTTTAAAGATTTTACTGCTAGATGTTTGTCGTATTTCATTATGCTCCTATCTCAAATAATGTCATTGTAGAGGGCATATTACCTTCTGTAATCTGTATTGATTGATTATTGTGTGACCCGATTTGAATTTTATAAGTTAAAGTCGTAGACCCATCTCCACCCGGTGAACTGTCTAGTGCTGTCCAAGTACTTCTGTTTCTACTGTGTGCGCCTGACACTCCTTGTGCATTGTCGTAAATATCATACATACCACCAGAAACCATTACTTGACTACTGCCTCTTAAAATTTTAATACCATAACCCTCGCCTCCAGTTGTTGCAGAGGTTAGTATAGACATTAAAGTAACTTGCACTAAAACTTTACTATTAGTTTGTGGAACAATATCCGCATTAAAATTTGTAACATCAACAAATGTACCACTACTTGTACTAAATTGAGTTGTTGTTTGAAAATGAACTACTTGAAGAAGCTTTCCACCACCAGCTGCAGCAAATGCTCCATCTCCCCTTAAAAACGTAGAACTGGATGCTGTTCCTGTTGTTGCTAAATCAGCAAGTGCAACAGAACCATCAGGAAGTCCCCCTACTGATAAGCCTGTTATTGAACCTGATCCGTTGATTGATATTGGCATAACTATAAGATAACTAATATTGCACCAGAAGGCACTGTAATAGAGACTCCGTTATTAATTGTAGGAGACACAGTGTGGGCGTGTTTGTTTGAACTTAACGTGTAAGATGTTGTTACAGTTTGGTCACTCTCAAAAAAGCACTCATCTGTCCCGCCGCCAGTAGCTCCAGCCCCTCCACCGATAGCACCCCAAGCTCCATTGTTATACCCTTCAAATTGATTTAAGGTACTATTGTGTCTCAGCATACCTACGGCCGGACTACCATCTCTCTGGGCAGTTGTACCAGATGGAATTGTAAGGCTAGACGTATAGTTATGAGTTATCTTTCCTGTAAAAGTACCTCCAGCTTGAGGCATTAATCCTAAATTAGTACTAGCTGCTGTTCCTACAGTTACATATCCGTTATTCGCTGCATTTCTTATTTTTAAAAGCCCATCAGATGTATCAACGTGCCATTGAAACGCAAAGTTAGTTGTTAACGCACCAGATTTACTATTATTTGACGCAATAGCCTGTAAAACATTATTAATGTCAGCACGAACTGCTGCACCTGTGCCGTTATCAATTACAAAATCGTGTTCTGCCATTTAAAAAAGTAACATTGAGCTTATTCTACCCTCCTTTTCCAAATCCGACAGCCTGATAAGTGAAATTTCTATCAATCGAAGCATTTGATGAATTTTTAAAGTGAACAGTAAAACCCGATCCAGAAACACTAGACACTTCAAAGTAATCTCCTGATGCCATATTCTGTGCATTAATACCAATCGAGGGTAAATTAGTATTTGCTCCCAAAATAGAAGATGTACCTACAAAAAACGGATGAGTAAAGGTAATAGCCTTTGCGCCTGCTCCGCTTGCTGTTAGATTACCTTGTTCTGTTCTTCTCTGTAAAGATGCTGTATATCCTAATTGAGAAACCTTTATATCCTGTGCTGTGTCATTGCTTATAAGATTTGCCTTAAATTTAAACCCTCTACCTTTGTATGTTCCATTTGCAAAAGTCTGAAATGCAGTATAAGTAGGAGATCCAGAACTAGGATTATCTTGTGTAACTGAAATTTGCATTTCTGCGTTTACATCAAGTGCTGTTGTACCATCAAAATCTGTAATATCATCAATCAAACCTCTAGCATCAAATAAATCTGATGGGAAAAATCCTTCAGTAAGAAAATGTCGTTTGAAATCTACACTAAATACAGCACCTAAATCTAAGAAAGAGCTACCAGCATCACCACCAAATTCATAACTACCAGTAGGAGAAATACCACCAGAATCATCTATTGAGGCTTCAGTATCAAAGTTAGTTATTGCATCAAATAAACCAGTACCAGATAAATTTAAACTATTTGTTACAGCATCAAAAGAAACATTAGTTTTTGTTCCTTGAAACTTAGGATTATCCTGATCCTCCCTTCTTGTTAATGCAATTAAAGGTGCTTGATTATCAGGTAAATCTATAATTACACTTGTTTCACCAGCGCATAATCTTCCACCATCATCTTGAAATTTTAAAATATATTCACCTTCAAGATATGGAACTTCCGCAGTTGTGGTGTTCCCTGCAAGTGCTTGAATTAAATCAGTACTGTTTTGAAAAGTTGCACTTCCGTCTGTAACAGGAGAATGTCTTACAAAAACCCGGCCACCATGAGTAACGTCAACATCGGTAGATAAATTCCAACGTAATCTTACAAGTTTCTCACTAATTGGTTCTGCTGTTAAACCAGTAACATTTGCTGGTAATGCAGTCTTACCTTGCGCTATAAATGTTAAATTAGCAGATGTGGCACTTGTCTGTAATGCTGCGTTGTAACTGAATACTTGAAACTCATACGTTCCAACATCACTGTCAAATATCTCAAAATCAGGAGATGAAACTGTTGTAGATATAAAGTTTCCATTATTAAACCTATAGTTAACCTGATATTGAGTAACACCAACAATAGGTTGCCAACTAAGAATTAATTTAGATACAGCCTGATTATTAATAACAACAATTTTTTCTACAGCTTGTAATCCTGATGGAGGGTCTTTGGGTAAGTTTAATATAGATACTGTTCTAGCTGGTAAACTTGCGCCATCTTCAATAAAGGCATATTTCGCATTTACATAAGACAAAGCAGTAATCGCATAATTTATACCATCAGCTTCTTCTACTGTTATCACTCTAAATTTTTGCGATTGAACTGTATCATTCGTAAGCAACCAAACCGTATTGACGTTAGGTGTTTGTGAATAAGCAGAGCTAACTGTAATAACTCCATTAGATATGGAAGAAATATCTCTTTGTTCTACAGTTCCATTTGGCAAAACTACACTTAATTTTGCATTATTAGATGTAGCTAAATCTGTTGATGCAGTATCATCAACAGTTATCTGAGTTGTTGTAGCAGCACTCACTCTTCCGCCTCTTCTGACTCCAGAACGAACAGGGTCAGCTATCTCAATAACAGCACCCGGCCTTACTACAACTCCAGAATCTATTGAGGTTGCAAATGTGCAGGTTTCAGATTCATTTTGTTCAGCAAATAAAATAGCTTTTGCTAATCTTCTGGCCTGACCTCGGCTAGTACACGCAAATCCTTTTACCTGCTTAATAATTACTCCTAGCTTGGCTATCGAGGCGGTATCTTCATAAACCTCATAATCTATTTCTCTACTATCCATATTGAAGTAAGAAACAGAAATAACTGTATTGCGTGTTTTTAAACCACTACCCTGATAAGTAAAACCTTCTTCTGTTACGTTAGATAAATTAAATAAATAACTTGCATCTTTTGGACTATCTTGAGCGAGTTGAATAGTACCAGCAGACCATATTGGCATACATCTCATAACACCTGCCAATTCATTTATTAGATCAAATGCTTCACTAGATGATTGAATATTTACATTACAACTAAATCTAGCTTCCTGTCCTCCGAATCCATCTGATACCAACGTATTTGCAAACTTACTAGCAGTAACAAAAGAGAAGAGATCAAGAGAACTTTCTGTTATATGATTGCCAAACCCATACCTAGTATCAGTTAGCAAATCAAGTAGTATCATGGCAGGGCATGAACACCATTGAGCGGCTCCCATAACCCCATTAAAAATATATCCATTAGGATAGATAATCCGACCAGTAGCGGAATCAATACTTGGAGTACCAGAACCACTAGCACCTGCGCCGGGGATTCTTACTTTTATACCTCTGATACGATACTTTCTTGTAGGTATTGATTGAAACTGCATAGAGTCCAATCTGAGAGAAGCATAAGCACTATTAGCATAAGTGTTAGCATCATCAATTATCTCTCCAAAACTTGTCCATCTAAAAGCGTCTACAAGACTTGAATCTGTACTATCTGCTGTAACTCTTGTAACTCTTATATCAACAGGAAAAGCACCTGTAAGATTTATTCTGTAATCTCTTTGGTACGCATCAGCACTTCTACCTGTAATAGTGTCATCAATGACATCAGTAAAGCCACCAGAATTATATTGAACTGCTATTTTTAATTGAACAGAAGAACCTAATAAATCACCTTGATCTGTTGCTCTTTGTAATTGTGGAAAGGTTATAGTTATATTTACTGCATCAACATTTGAATTTGTTATCTGTCTGGTAACAGGAGAAGATTGAGTTACAACAACTCCAACTGCTGTAATAGAAGAACTGCTTTCAATACCTTGAACTTTTGTCTGACCTGACGTTCCAAATCTAGGATTAAATGTTACATCTTGAAAATTAAAATCAGTCGTAGCTGGATTGGTAGAATTAGCAGATGCTTTTAAAATAGGAGTATCATTTAAAAATACATCTTTTAATGCAGCATTATTGTATGCCGTAGTACCTTGTGTTCTGCCTTCTTTTGATGCAGTAGCAAACCCCTCTATTTCACCTTCAGAAATAAGATCAAGGAAAGTAGCAAACTGTCTACTATGTAAAGTATCAGGCGCACGAGTTGGTTGAGGGGGAGGCGGAGGAGAAGGATTACCACCACTACCTCTAATAATTTTATCTGTCATGCTTGCACCTGTTGAGTATCAATTGCACCAGAAATAACCACAGAGCCAGTTACTATTTCTCCATATACTATTGGTACTGGAGTTCCGGCTCTCGATGTATTTTGAGTTCCAGAAAAACTGAATGATAACTGTGGATCTTGCTCTGATTTAAACTCTTCTGGTTTTGGTAAAGGGAATAACATTTCACTTACTCCAGACAAAACCAAAAGCCCTCCAACACCCACTGCTGCTTGTGTAATTAATCCAGCACCAGCTAACGACCCTGTTACTCCAGCACCTCCAAAAAATGCTTTTCCAAAAACTAAGCTAGAACCCGGGGCTAAAAAAGCACCTGCAATAAGAGCAACACCCAATAAAGTTTTACCTGCACCACCACCTGCACCACCAATGACAGGAACAATATGTATATCCTCCTGTCCTATTGGGTGATGTATCTCTTCTTCATTTACAGCGTAATTACCAACTTTTACCTGATAATATTTAGGATTCATATACTTTTCTACCTGCGGAAAATTATTAATAAGAAAACTTACTGCTTTAGCAAGACTGTCTACCTGTATTTCAAATTCTTTATGACCGATAAACTCAGCAAGTTCTCCATATAACTTTATTTTACGCAACATAACGATACCTCTTTCCTGTGCATTTTAATAGCCAAGAAGAATATGGCTCTCTACAAGACAGTCTATCCGTTAAATGATGTAAAACATCATCTCCTAAATAGATGGCTACATGATTTAATGATGGATTTAAGATACTCATCAAAAGAACATCACCTATTTTTAGTTTCTCATCAGGTTTTAGTTCTGTAAACCCTGTTAATTCAGCATATTGCTCAAATAATGGTTTTTCGTTAAATTCTTCTGGAGTTATAGGTCTTTCATAATCAATCAATTCTATATTTTTTTCTTGTTTATAATAATCACGAACTAAAGACCAACAATCTGTAACCCCCCAAACCCAAGGTCTTCCAAGAAGTTTTGGTTTATACCCGCATGGCTCATAATAGCCCCAAGTCTCAGTTTTTGGATTAACGATATGCCAAGGCAATTTACTTTGTTCACAACTAATTTTATCTGCTTCACTTGCGGTTGCAGGTGTTACAGGATGACTATGAATTACTGCTGTAATTTGACCTGTATTATCTGCTTTTACATAATCTTCTGGATCAATAATAAAACATTGATGGGCTGTCATTGATAAGTTACGACAAGGAAAATATTTTTCTTTTCCTCGTATATTTAATAACAAACCACAAGACTCTTTAGGATCTTGGTTTTTCGCATGAACAAGTGCCTCTTCTTTCCAACTCATGCTATGAAAGTACCAATAGAAGGAAACTCTGTTCTAGTGCATTGTCTTTTTGGCGCACGAATACCAGCTAAATCAAAAACTGCTGCAAGTTCAAACCTTACGACATCTCTGTTTTCTGTCGCTTTACGATCTATTTTGTATATTTCTTTTGGAAACTCTGCTGTAGGATCTGGTGTGCCGTATGGATTTGTATTACCCGGAAAATTTACTGAATCTAAATATCTAGCTAAAGTTCTAATTCTTGTAACTGTAGCTCCTGTTAAATCATTTCCTGTCGTTACCGCATTAACGTTTAACAAAATAGCTGTAATATTTCCAAGAGCATTACTTATAGTTAAAGTAGGTCTAGGCAACTGACCTCTTCGGAAAGCAAAACCTTCTGCTTGTATTGGCATCTTTACATAAGTGTCTCCAGCCCAGATAATATCTCCATTACCTACTCTATTTGTACCAGCATGGAATCTATAAGTAGTTGCTGATCCATGTAATGCAGATTCAGTCGTTATAGAAAATAATTCTATAATTGAAGAAGGATTAATTTTTTGTAAATCAGTAATTATAGGAGCAGTACTCATGGTTCAAAGACCTCCTCAAATGTTGCATTTATAGTAGCAAGGTTTGAATAATCCATAGACTTGCTCCATTTTCTACAAACAAACTTCATAGATGATGCTTCTCTTGCTGGTGCATAATCAAAACTTGCTTGGTCGTTAGCTCTAGCATCAAGGAAAGTCTCAATAGTATCTGAATCTGTTTCAGATAAATTTTTCCAAATAAAAGTAAACTCCTTTGCATTTTGATGTTGAGGCAAACCAAAAGTAATCCTATGTTGATAGCCATCAGCAAAGACTACAGTTCTTGCCTTTGGTTGTGATGACTTTTGTATCGGATAACTAGCCTCAATATTTGGAAATGTTGCCATTATGCCAATAAACCTCCCGGCCGTTTTTGATTTATTAATTCTGATTGTATAGCAACTGATATTAATCGACCAAGTTCTTTACCGCCATCTTCATCACCTTCCACAGTTGAGCCAGAAGCATCTACGTTTACAACTATATTTGTTGACCCTCCACCCTGAGAAATAACTCCAAGTTTTCCATCTTTACCACGTTTGAGTGGAAGGATTCCTTCCGGGCCAGCTTCTCCTACAAGTCCTATTCCATCTTTCATAGGAAATATCTGTGGCCGAGATATTATTCCGCCCATTTTATATGGAACAATTTTATTTTTAGCAAATACATTACCCATTGCACTAGGCACGACTTCTCCTCCACTTATTACATTTCCATTCGCACTACTTGTAAGACCTAGAGCATCTGTTATTGGATTTGCAATAAATTTCATAAATGCAGCTCTAACTATAATTTTCTGCAATTCCTTAATTGCACTTCTAGCCAAATCAGCAAAACCCCTTTTGCCTTCTATAAAGAAATCAGCAAAAGCATCTGCAAGTTTATTAGTAACATCTAGCGCAAGTTCTCCAACTTTTGTTTTCAAATCTGTAGTATCATCAACAAGCTTTTGGAATTTTTCTGATAATTTACCTGCTTGTGGGTTTGCATTTTTTAACTTTTCAGTAATACTCTCGATTGTTAAATCTAAAGTATTTGCTTCTCCTCCTATTTCTTTGTATATTTCTTTTGCTCTTATAGTAATTTCTAAATTTTCAATTTCTTTTTTACCTACCAAACCAAGTTCGTTTTTAATTTTTTCAAGATTTAGAAGTTTTTGATCGTCACTTGTAGGATCTTCAAATTTACTTGTTGCACCAGCATCATCTTTATTTAGGAAATCTAACCTTTCACTTTGTATAAAACTAAACTGACCTCTTTTATCAGCCTTCAGCATACTTATATCAAAAGGCTTACCTTTAGCAAGCATACGTTTACCCATTTTTGTCAAAGCATCTCTGCCCCCGACCTGCTCTAAAGCAAATGCTTCTGCCATAGCCTTATTACTTTCTTTCCGAGTTCCTCTAAAGAATTTAAGAACTGCTGTTAGAGCGTCAGCCATCCCTGCAATAAATTTTTGAATCATTGCTCCAACAGGAACAAACAAATCTCCAAATTCTTTTTGTAGTGCTTGTAGAGAAACAGCCATTCTTTGACCAGCATCAACAGAAGAATTTGCCATTTTTTCAGCAGCATCAGCATGATCCTCACTAAGTTTGACAACAAACTTCATAACGTCATTAAGACCTACAGTTCCATCCCTTAAATCTTTTTGTAGTTCTGGTAGTGACCTGCCTGTTGCGTTTGCAAATTTAACAACTGCGCCGGGGAGCCGCTCGCCGAGCTGCCCCTGCAGCTCTTCTGCCGATACCTTGCCTTTACCAAAGATCTGCGACATCGCTCGTATAGCAGATTGTACGTCTTCAGCATCTCCACCAGTTGCTTTAATAGCTTCTGATACACCTTTAAATACTTTCTCAGCGTCATCAACATTACCGCCAGCACCAATAACAGATGCAGATAGCGTGGTGAATTGTTTTGTAGCTGCTCCCAGAGGTACATTTAATCTTCTTGAGGTTGTAGAAATAACCTTTTGTGCTTTCTCAAATTCAGCTTGTGTTTTGGTGACACCTTTTAATGCTATTTCTAGTTTCTGTATTTGCGCTGAATATTGAGCAGCAGCTTTCGCAGCCTTAATAGTTTCAACACTTAAACCAGCAGCAGCACCAATAGCAGCACCTACCGGCCCTCCGACTGCTGCCCCTGCCAAACCCATAGAACCAACAGCACCTAAACTACCAGCAGCACCAGATCCAGCTATTGCCCCAAGTGCTGCTTTTTGACCAACACCCATATTTTGTGCAGAACCAACAATCCTATCTCGTATTTTTGCAAACCTACCTCTAGTGTCCATTTCCGGTCCGATAGGAAACGCATACGCATTAGCATTAGGCTGTATGCTTAGACTTGCATTTAATTTATTTATCTCTGACGTAAAACGATTATATGATGCACCGCCTTTATCAACTTGATCTCTTAATACCTTAAATGCTGCAATTTGATCTCTTATAGTTTTATTGCTTCTAGCTAATCCACCATTAAAGCTTTTAGCTCTTTTATCTACTCGTAAAATACTTGCAACTGTATCGTTTAAGCTTTTCTTGTTTAAAACAAGAGTTTTATTTATTTTGCCAAACGTAGAATTTAACTTTTTTAGCTCATCATTACCAAAAGTCTTTATACTAATTTTTACTGTATTAGTCTCAGTCGCC